CTTGACCAACGACTTGTGTGTTCTGTTGAATCTTCTTCAACAACGCATCAATGTCACTAACTGGCTTGGGTTCAGTTGCCCAAGATTCGGTGAACAAATAACCACCGATGAAAGCGAATGCAAAAATGATCAACAATCTCATAGTTTTTTCATTGAATTAATGATGCGTAGTTCAGTAATGGCTGCCGACAATGCAGAATCTGCCGTCTTCAATGCCTTGTATGCCTGTTTCTGCTCTGCTCGTAGTACTGCCATCTCTTTGCGACATTCGTCAATCTGCTGTTGATTGCCCGAACGCAAGTCCATATACAAATAACTAACAGCCAACAGCATACAAAAAGCCACGGCAGCAACAGGGTTTTTACGGAATTGGTCAAAGCTAACAGGTAGCGCATTGGGTTTTACTTTCGGTGTTGTCATATCGGGAATGGTGATGGTGGGGTTACAACTTCAAACTCTGTTGGCTGTCCCAGAATTGGCGTGAGTGATTCATCAAAAATAATGTACCAAAATTGCGGAGTGTTCAATTCTGCAAATTGATAGTCAACCCAATTCTGTGTCACATCATCAGGTGCAACGGGAATACCATAATAAGCATCACACGCTTCACGGGCGTTGATTGCTTCTTGTTCGGTGGGGTATTGGTAGCCGTTAATAGATTGCATAATATGAATTTATATCTAAGTTAATTGCAGAACGATTTGCCGACTGATTTGTAAGCCACATAATTACTTCGCTAAAATTATTGTAAGCATATCTTAATGGGTTGGGTTGATGTGAAATATAAAATCCTTGCGATGTGTTTGGAATAGTTGTCGCAAGCGCTACATTTTTTTCCAATGCATTGTTTCTAAAAACTCCCCAACCCGTTGAATTTGTTATGTCAAAATTGATAAGATATTTATGATGCCCCTTTTAGTGATGGATTTATATAGTGGAAAGCCCCAGCATCATTTGTTGTAGTTGTTGCGTATGATATATCTGGACGATAGGCATCATTTCCCGAAGTTGCCGCTCCAACTCTTTGAGTAACATAATACAGAGACATTGCACTTGAGTAATTAAATAACGCACTTTTCATAAAATCATTGACCCCGTCAAAAGTCATTGTAGGTTTACCGTTGTATGTAATTACACTACCCGCGTTAACAATTTTAGGTTGATTAATTGCCGTTGTTTGCGTTGCATTCCTCCCATTACCACTTTGGTCGTACCAAGTCGTAATAAAACCATTGTCCAAAGCACCCGTTCCCGTAAATGCAAGTAATGCCGTAGTATCTAAATTCCCTAATGCAGTAAATCCGATGTCACTTTCTGTTAAATCAGTTCGCCTTACACGAATAGCATTTCCCGTGTATGCACCTCTTAATCTACGAACCGAATAAGCAGCGGCTGCGTTTGGGTAAGTGTCCAACAATCCAACAAAGGATTGGATTTGTGAACCAACTATTCCGTGTGTTGAAAGTATCATATTATGACGCTATATCTCCAAATAAATACCACTCATTTTCCGCAATCTTCACCAAAGTTGCACCCGAATACTGGGCATTTAGTTTCAACTTTGCCCCATTGCTTCGGATGGTTACGCCACTTGTGGCAACAACTGTAGTTTGTCCTGCTCCATATTGTGCCAAAAGAATCTGTGTGCCTGTGCTGAACGCAACCGAACTATTCAAAGGAACTGTCAAATTGTTTGCACTGCCCACGTTCATTTCAACCAATTTGTCCGCATCACTCAAAACCAAAGTATAGGATGCTGTTTGTCTGTTGGTGGTAATTAGTTTGTTTGTCTTTGCATCAAGTGCCGTTTGTGTTGCAGTTGAAACGGGTTTATTTGCATCTGAAGTGTTGTCAACATTGCCCAAACCTACCGCAGCCTTGTTAAGGGTTGCAAAGGTCTTATCACCTCTGTAGTAATCCGCTGAAGTTGTGGCGGTTATTGTTGGTTCAACTGCGACATTCCCACTACCCAAAAGCGAAGTGCTGTTGACGGTCTTGATGTTTGTGCCTGAAACCAACGCATCCTGTTTGCTTGTAGCCAATCCGCTGTACTGCGAGTTGGTTGCATTGTCACCCGTATTCGTTCCGCTTGTGTTTCCAACAACTACCAATTGGGCGTCGGTTATATAGCGTTTGTCTGTGCTACTTGCGATGTCTGCGGTGGTTGCATCTGCTCCAGCAGTTACCAAACCTTTGGCATCGTAAGTGATCTTCGTTTTGGTTGCACCGGTAATGGCAGAATTTTCATCAACCTTGCCATCCAATGCCGTTTGTAGGTCTGTTTGATTTGACAAAGTACCAGTAACCCCACCCCAAGCAACTGCCGAACTGATGGCAATGTTTCCGCTTCCAAGTACTGATGTGCCGTTTACGGTCTTGATATTCGTTCCGCTTACAAGTGTATCTTGTTTGGCGTTTAATGCTGATTGAGTTGCACTTGAAACAGGCTTGTTTGCATCACTTGTGTTGTCAACATTGTTCAACGCCAATGCGGTTTTCAACGCTGATGGTGTGATTTTCTTTGTCTCCGCTGCCGATGTATCAACAATAGGAAACAAATCCGCTGCCGTGTCAACGGTGACGATAGTGGTTAATTGGGATATCTTTTGATCTGCCATTATAGTAGTATTTTATCACCGCTTTCAAGGAGGACGAAATCCCCGTTCTCAAGCAACATAAATAGAATTTGTGTGGGTTGTTCAATCTCGTAAATCTTCTCATTCAAAGTCACCTCGTAGTAATTGCGAGTAACATCAAATTCAACTTTCAAGATTCCACTTTCTACCAATTCGTTCGCCAATGCTGGAGACAAATTGGTTGATGATGTTTGTGCGTAAACTTGGTATTCAAATTCTCCAGCATCAAGAGTGAAGGTGCTACCCTCAACAACTGCAAATTGGTTGTATCTCTCAGGGTGAATTGAAATGTCCGACAAGATTACCGTTGTGAGTTCATTGCTCAAACGATGTGTGAAGGCAAACAGAAAATATGGATTGGCAATCGTGACTTTTTCGGTCAGCGTTAAATACCAATTCTTTGACTGTGCTTTATCAATTACCAACATCTCTACAAAATAGCGAGAGTAAAAATATGTAACAAAAAAAGGGAGAGCATATTGCCCTCCCCATTTGACCTATGAAACAAGAATCAATTAGATACCTAAAGCGGTAACAACTGAACTTTGCAATTTGTAAGGTGCTTCCGCTTCGATAGCAGAAAGAGTAACTTCATAACCGTTGGAATCTCCCATAGCAGTACCGGTGTTGGCAACCATTGCAGTCACATCACATCCGTACTCCTTACCAACCAACCAATACTCATCGTTGTTGTTCTTAACGATGCAATAGCAACGACCTTGAGCAAGAAGCTTCATTTCGTTACGCTTGGTGGTTGACAATCTGCGAAGTTTGAAAACAACATCCGATTGATTGAATGATGTTCCATTCTCTACAGATACATTGGTGGTGATGGTCAATGATCCAGTACCTTTCGGCAACTCGTAATCGTAAACATCACCACTTGCAACGGTTGTGCCAGTTACTTCACCACTTGCAATTGTGAATTTTGAATCAACCCAAGTGATAAGATGGATTGATTTGATACCTCCGACTGCATCCTTGCAATCAAGAGTGAATCCTTGTGTGAGTAAACAGGGCATATTTTATGAAGATTAAAGGGTGAAGTAAACGATTTCTCCGGGGAAAGCAACCTGAACACCAGCCTTGAAAGTGAAACGAACACGAACTTCATCGTTGTCCTGTGAATACCACATTTTCACTTCTTCTTGCTCGTCAATCAAGTCAGTTCCCATAAAGAAGTTTGACAAAGAACCAGCGTGAATTTTGTTAGTTCCGTTCAAACCACCAACTCCGATTACTTTCATATTTGTACCGGGGTAAACCATCTCCATTGAAGTTGCAGCATCGGCAACATAGTGGAACAAGTTAGCGTTCTTCAAGTTAACCAACATCAACTTGTAAACATCAATTCCTACGAAACAAACCAAGTCAGTTTTCTCAGCAACGGCAGCAGGAATGTTTGCATACACCTGATCCAAGATGTCATCAACATTCGCAGCGGTGATTGAAGTGAAGGTAGTTGGTGCAGCGTTCGCCAATACTGGAGAAGCGGCAGCAACGATTTTGGTGAATCCGTCAAAACGATTCAAGTTAGGGTTACCTGAAGCGGTGTCACCTTGCCACATTGCAACTTCCAAAGTTTGTGCAATAACGGCAGCCTTTTCAGCACCTACTTGCTCTTCAAAAGGAATCATAGTTGGTGAACCAGGCATAATTTGAGTTTGCATCCACTTTGCTTCCAATGTCTTTGGGCAAAGAGTTTCTTCAACTTTCACAGCACCAACGGTGATGTTTCTTTGAGTGAAGGCAGTTGTACCACTTGGGTTGTAACCACAACCGTCTGCTTGGAAGAAAACAGTTGAAGCAAGGATGTTCAAAGCAGATGCAGATTTGATACCTACTTGAACTTGATTAGAAGATTGCAACAAGGTTGCAGTTTTGCTCCCGAAAAGAGCCTTTACCAACAAGTCGGTTGACTGTTCGTTGGTGTAATTAGCGAGTGTTCCTACTGAAAATGCCATAGTTTTATTTGTTTATTGCGTTTTTGAATTTTTTAAGTGCTTCAAACTGATCGTTCTTTTTGTTTGAAACGGGAGTTTTGATTGGGGTTTCGCTTGGTAAGTCAGCAACTTTCTCAATCAAGTCAATTGCTTTGCTCATTGCTTCTTTGTGCTGGGTGTTAGATGCAGACAAAGCCACAACCTTTGCAGACAATTCAGCGATTGCACTTTCCAACTTTGATACAACATCATTGAAATGAGATACGGTTGCAAACTCTTCTTTGGCTTCAACTTCGATTTCAATTTCGGGTTCAACGATTTCAGTAACGATACCGTCAACAGTTGTCACCAACAAACCACCTTCAACTTCGTGAGTTGCGTCAGGTGCTGGGATTGAACC